CTTGAGCCGGGCGGTGTACTCGCCAATGACGCCCATGCTCGCTTCGTGCTCGTTGCTCCAGGTGTGGCCGCCATCATCGCTCCAGGAGAGGAGCGCAATCGGGGATGAGCCCTGACCCAGTGTCAGCCCCACTCCGGGCTCCGCTTGCAGCTCAAAGGAGTTGTAACGAATGCGCTTCTCTTCTTGGTTGATGTGCGGCGTCTGGCGCACCCGGCGGATTGGGTCCGTGTCGTCGAAGTAGAAGTCGAGCTCGTACGTGTAGAGCCGCCCATCTTCCCTGTCACCCACCACCACTTCCCCGAAGGCGACGGTGCCCACGATGGCGCGGTGCGGCTCCTCGCCCTCCTCCGGATGCAAGTAAGTGCGCTCGTGCCACTGGCCCGTTGAGAAGTCGAACACCCAGGTGCCGCCCGTCTCCTCGTCATTTCCAGGGACAGTCAGCTGATAGAATTCATGCCCGCCCTGCTGGTACGCGAACGCAGAGGACTCGGGCAGGCGCGAGGACTGCGAGAGCGCGAACTCCACCGCATGCGTTGAGATGCGCTGTGGCTGAAAGCCTTGGGCGTGCCAGACGGTGCCGCGGCCTCTCTCGTCACTCCCAACCCACGCGACGGATCCACCCGCGCGCACACACGTGGCGGCAGCAATGGTGCCCGTTTCGATAAAAGCCGACTCGTTGCGCGCGAAGGGAAAGTCCGCGTCCCCGCTGTTCCACCAAACTTCTGTGGTGGCCTCGCCGAAGAGCCACAGTTGGCGATTCACAGAGATGAGCATCAGGAGGCGATCCGGGCGGCCTTCTGCTGTGGCGGTGTCGGTGGCGTCGTAGGTGACGTCATTTAGCCCGGAGATGGCGAAGCGCCCGGTGTTGGGTACGGTGTGGATAAAGTAGCCATCCTGCCAGGTGACGTGCCCGCCGGGGCAGTCCTCGTCCGCCACCGGGACTAGCGCCGATCCCAGTGTCAAGTCAGCCTGGTAAGCCGTGGTGCTCCCGTCGCCGATGAGCAGGCGCGTCCCATCGTCCGCCATGGTGACTCGGCCTGTCGCCGATGCGAGGGTGCCGCTTCTCTCGAGCGCCTCCCAGTGGCTGGTAATCTCGTAAAGGCTTGCGCCAGAGACGACGAAGAGCTGCCCCGTCACTGCGCGATGCACTCCCCGAATGGGCCCATCCCCAAGCGTCACCCGGTTTCGCAAGCCCGGCGTCCCGACGAAACGCGCGACGTTGCCCTTGCGCGGCCCTGCCTCCATGACTTCTGGGTAGAGGTTAACCAGGCGCTGAGAGCTCGCGCTTGGGTGCTCGAGCAAGTACGTGGGGCCGATGAAGCCCTCGAGCTTCATTTCACTTGCCCGCCCGATGCGGCGGGCTCGGTGATGACAATCGGCAGCTCTATTTTTGGCCCACCCGGGCCAGGTGATGCGATGTCCTCGAGCGCCGTCGCGATGCGCTCTGTCAGCGTCAGCCCTCGCTCCGCAATGGAGAGCAGCATCCAGATGGCATCCGTCGCGAGTGAAAACCAGTAAGCCGATGGCCGCTGCGGCGGATATCCCTGGTACCAGTCGCGCTCTCTCCAGTCTTTGAACTGCCAGCACAGCGGCCGCTCCGGCGCAGGCGGTGCGTCCGGAGGCTTCTCCTGCTCTGGCTCGTCCGGCAGCCTTCTTTCGTCCACAAAGCCCATGTCCGTGCTCCTTCACCCATCCCCGGACACAAGGCCGAAGAATCCGCCCTGAAGAACGGCTGGGTCGCACCGCAAATAGTTTTGCCGCTCGTTCAGGCGCTTGAGTGTCGACTTAGACTCCTCTGCGATTGCCACCGCCTCGGCCGAGAGAGAGACGCCGTACTCGGGCGCAAGCTCCTTTGCCAGATTGAAGGCAAGCGCCCGCGCATACCCTGCTGGGAAGTCGAAGTCTGCTGATGCCGAAGTGAAGCGCCCCAGCTGATGCCACGTGTAGAGGATGAGGGTGTCCGTGGCGTTTGGGATGGGATTGAAGTGCAGCTTCATCAGCGGGTAGGTGGTCTCCACCCAGAGCAGGGCCGGCATGCCCCCGCTCATCTTGCCTTGCAGGTTCTGCCACTCGGCATCCGAGATGAGCCGAATAGGAAACTCGGCGCCCGTCATCCCATCCCCGGGCATGGCCGAGGCGCGGTCGATGCGAGAGGGGCGCGTGGTGTCGAAGTCGCCGCCGACGCCAATGGTGTGGGGGCTGTGGTTTGGGGTGAAGGTAAACGCAATCTGCAGCGTGGCAAACAGCACCAGGCGCTCGCCTTCCCAGGACGCAAGAAGGGCGTTGAGGGTGTCCAGAGCGTCGGCCTGCTCAGCGGCGGAGGGCGTCTCCTCCGCTGCCAGAACGCCCATCGTCTTGAAGGCCCGCCGGATGAGGTCCGCCACCGTCACGGCGTCACTTCACTTTCTTTGGGACTGGCACGGGCACTGGCACTGGCGGCTGGCTTGTCACCTTTGGGAAGTCGGCCGGAGATGCGTACCAGCCCGCTCCGAGTGCCTTGTGCGCCGCCTCATCCGGCACCACGAGTGCTTCCTTGCTCGGGTGATAGAGCCACTTAGGGTAACTCGACATTGGGACTCCAAAAGAGAACGCGGGCAGCCGCCCGGGGGGATTCAGACGGCCGCCCTCGCCCTGGTTAGCCCTCTACACGGGCTGCCCATTCTGGACGGGTAGCAGCCCATCCATACAAGACGTCGGCGCGCACCAAGAGTTTGTCGTTGGTGACGTCCATGCCCTGGGTGATGCGTACGGCGATGCCAGTGTCCGGATCGTACTCAACAGCAGACTTGTCGAGGCCTCCGTAGGTCTGCATCGGGATGCTCGCCAAGGTGAATGCGTCTTTGTGGAATACAACGTTGGAGACCGCTCCAACGGCTGTAGCGCCTAGCACCGTGATGAGCGCGCCATCCGCGGGGCTCGCCGTGACGGTTTGCGTGGTGCCGGACGTGGTGATGGGAGGCGAGATGGAGAGCGCCGCCAGTCCTGCACCGGTGGAGTTGGCGTTTGCTGTCACGACGAATTGCTGCAGCCGGCCCGTGGTGAGCTTCGTGACGGGGTTGACCGCAAAGACGCCCGCGATGGTGAAGAGGTCCCCGGCCCGAAGCACGTTCGTGACAGTGGCTGTCCACGTCTTCGTGTTGAGGGTAGAGCCCGTTTGAGACGCACCATCCACAGCCGGAGTGCCACCCTGGGTGCCCACGGTGCGAGCGGCGACAAGCTGGTCCATGGACCACTTCGCGCCGATGGCAATGCCCATCTTGCCTTCGCGGTACTGCTTCTCAATCTCGTGGGTAGAATGAAAGATGCCCTTGAGCGCGTCGATGATTTTCGCCTCGGCCGCGGGATTCACAATAATGGAAATCTGGTCATCCACCGGCATCCCGTGCTCGAGCGCGATGGCCTTTGCGTCCAGGTACGTGGAGAGCGCCGTCGGGGTGACGCCGGGTGTGCCAGCGGCATTCGAGACGGTGGTGGCAACCATGGCCAGGCCGTCTTTGTCGACCTGCGAGGCAAGCGCGATGGCCATGCCCTTGAGGTACCGCTCAGAAAACTGGTCCTTGCTGACGCTGGTAGTCATCTCCACAGACGTTGGCGCGAAGCTGGCGTTGTACTGGTTTACCGTCAGGTTGACTGACTCTTCAGTCAAATCCGGAAAGCTGGCCACCGCTCCCGATGTCACCGCGAAGCGCGCCGGCTTTGGGATGCTGATGGTGGTGCCAGGCCGGAAGTCCACCTTGGTGTACTCGCCTGCGTACCGCTTGTTGACGTACTTGGAGAAGGTGTTTGAGTTTTCGAAGTGGCGAAGGAATTCCTTCGCCATCCAGCTCGAGGTTTTGAATACGTTTGGCACGGCGGGGCTTTCCTAGCGACGCCCCGACCTCATGGCGCGCTTGTATTCTGAGAGGGGCAAGTCATCCAAGTTCCGCGTGGACGAGGCGCTTCCGTTCACGCTGGTCGGTGGAACCGGTGGCCGAATGGCCGGCTTGGTTGTCTTCGGGGCAGCGGCCACAGAGGGCAGTTTCGCCTCCAGCCTGCCAATTTCCCGCGCTGCAGAGAGTGGCGGTAAGGCGCTGATGCGCGCCAACTCGGCCGGGCTCTTTGCAAGCTGGTACATGATTGCCGGCCCGTGCTCGCTCGTCAACAAGGCTTGGGTGACAGCCTCGGACACCGGGACGTCGGAGGCGGACATGATGACGTCTTCGAAGTCTGGGTTGGCCGCGCGTACCTCGGCGGTACGCCGCTGAAAGTCAGCCTGTGCTGACTGCGCCTGGCGCTCCTGCTCGCGCCTGGAAAGCCGCTGCTCCACGAGGTTGTCGATGTACTCGGCGGCCTTTTCCTCGGAGGTCTTCTCCTTGCCTGGCGCCGTCCCGTTGGCCTGAGCAGGGCGCGTCCCGAGCTGCTGCAGTAGCTGCTCGTTCATCCGCTCGAGCCGCTCTATTTTTCGCTGCCACCCACCCGCGCGCTTGCGCTTGTCTTCCGACTCCGCCGGCTCGGCGGCCTTGTCTTCCTCGCCCTCTGGCTTGTCTTCGCCTTCCTTGGCCTCGGCTTCCTCGCCCTCCGCTTCCGGTGGTGTCTCTTCGGCCTGCTCTTCGGTTTGCTGCTCTTCGGGCTCGGTGGGAGCGGGGTTAGCCGACTCCTCCGGGTCCTGCGTATGGGTTTCCCTGACCATTGATGGCCCCCTGTGGTGCTAGTGACGGTTGTGTCGGTTGTGACGGCTGCAGGTCCGGCATCCGGAGGCGTTCCCGGATGAGCTTCGCCTCGTTGGCGAGCAGCGCGGTGTTCTCTTTGGAGTCGAGCGTTGCGGCCGTCTTCATCAAGTCGACGTGAAGCTTCGTCAGCTCAATCCGCTCTTTCGTCTCGTTGTCCTGGGCGTTGCTCTCGAGCTTGTCTTGCGCCTCATTGAGCGCGGCTGTGAGCTGCTGGTTTTGCTGCATCGTCTGCTGCAGCTGCTGCGCCAGGACTTGCGGCGGTGGCTGCTTGTCATCCGGTGGGCGGATTTCAGGCGGCAGCATCTTGCGCATGCGCTCCGCGATGGCTTTGCCGTTCGGGATGTCCATGGACTCGATCAGCAAGTCCCCCGCTACCTGCGAGAGCGCCGGGTTAACCTTGAGCAGTTCCACGAGCTGCGCCGCTGCCTCTTGGCGCCTCGAGTGGTAGCTCGGGCCCATCGTGACCGCGACGTCGTAGCGGCCCGTCCCCAGGTCGATATTGACTTGCTCGCCGCGGAACTCTGCCTCTTGGTTGACGGGCACCATCTCCTGTTTCCCGTCCTCGCCAAGAATCCGGAGCACCTTGGGGCCGGAGTAAATTTTGGGGATGAGGTCCACGAGGATTCGCCCCGTGTACCGAATGGCCATCGCCAGGTTGTCCTGGAAGTGGAAGTTGGCCGTCTGCCCTTGGGACTGGCGCGCCAAAATGGCCCGGCCGCTCTGCTCGTTGCTTCGTGCCCCAAGCGCTGCGTCATAGATGCCCGTGACAGCCTTCAAGTCATCCGCGGCCTGCATCCGGGCGTTCGTGATGGCTGACACGTTGGCTTCGGCCATGACCCGCTGAGGGGGTGGGACGACGGTACCGCCGATGGCCTGTGGCTTGTAGTGCAGGATGGAGTGGGCCCGATTGTTGGCTGTCTCCCACTCAGTCTCGTAGCCCTCAATCTGCCCCTCCGCTGCGATGAAGGGCGCCTTGGGGGTGAGCGCGATGGCTTCGGCCTCGGCGGAGACGAAGTAATTGAGCATCCGCTGCGTGTCCTTTGCGTGCCGGATGACGCCCTCGTAAATTGTCTCGCCGTCTATCTCGAGTTCCGTGCCCACCACGCGCGCAAGCTGCAAATACCGGCCGGCGAATTCGCCTTTCTCCACCACCTCATCCCCAGCAATCTTCGCCCAGCACGCCTTTCGCCTCGAGGTGGGACGCGTGGCAGCGCCTTGGGCAACAAGCATCGCCACCACATCGGGCTCTAGCTCCGACTCGAGCAGCGCGCCGCCGTTTGGGATGTCCTCGAAGATTCCTTGCGGCACCTCCACAAGCACGTCGGCCTCTTCCTTCACATACCGGTACTCGTGCAGGCGGACACCTTGCTTCGCCACCCAGTTCGCCGCGGAGTCGCCCTGTCCGTCCCAGCCGCTGCTCTTGGGCATCTCTTGGCCTGGGAACATCGACGCCCATTCGCCCTTGGAGATGTCTGTCGAGATGATGCACCAGCGCGCATCGTCTCCGGCCACCTCTTTGCAGCCTGGGTCCATGACGATGGAGAGCGGGTTAGAGATGCGGCGGATGACAAGGTGCTGCTCAAAGCTCTTCTCATCCTCGTACTCGGCGCAAACGTCCCAGTACCCGAGCCCGGTTATTGCCGCCGACTGGCCACCGGATGCATAAGCCGCATCCGCGTTACTGGTGTACTCAACGTTGCGGATGACGCCTTGGAGCACTTCAGCGGTGCGGATGTCAGCGCCCGAGTCCACCGGGCTTACGGTGACGGATGGTTTGGACTGGCGCTGCTCGTTGGTTACCTGGCGCACGAATTGAGGCAGGCGGTTGACGGTGAGCGCGGGCCGCCCCTCGGATGCGCGCAGTCCCTTGACGTTGCCATCCCACTGGTCCCCGGAGAGGAATTCCAGGTCCTCGAGCGCGTCTGAGCGCCACCGGGCGGATGCGTCGATGCCAACGCGGTAGCACTCCTTGGCGCGGTTGATGAGGTCCGCGTCTGAGATATCCTCGGCTTCGTCCTCGGCCATCTCTCCGGCCGGGAGGTCGGCATACGGGGCTGTCTCGTTCATGGATGCGCCTCAATGACTCGCTTGCCGGGATGCCGCATCGCAATGAGCAGCATGGTAGGCCACAGTCGGCCGCAGCTCAGGCACGAGTAGGCGTCGTGATGCAGCATCTGCCGCAGTTTCGGCGTCGCGCAGCAGTTGGCGGCTGAACCTAGGTTTTCCATGTCTCATCCCATCCAAGAGCCGGCGCCTGGCGCCTGCGTAAGCAGTGGGTCCGGTGGCGGTTTGAGAGGCAAGGGCGCCCGGGCAATGTCAATGCCACTCATAACCCAATAGCGCATGGCGTCGCACGCATGGTCTCTCTCTTTGACAACCTTGCCCCGCTCATCCCGCCGGTACAGGCGCAGCTCAGAGAGTAGGTTTTGACAGGTGCGAAAGACTTTCAGACGCCCGGTGGAGAAGCGCTCCCAGGTGGCGAAGATGCCAGCCTCGACCGCGTTTGCTGCTTCCACAAGCTCTAGGCCCTGCTCCCGGTACTCTTGCATGAGCTTTCGCCCATCCAGCTGACTTCGGCCCTTTGCCGCTGGGTCAATGGCGCCTGGCAACCGGCCGCGTGCCTTGATTGCCGCCACGTGCACCGCGGGCTCGACCTCGCCTTGGTAGTGCTCTGAGTAGAGGTATCCGGTGTCCGTCTCCCTGTCGTACGCGCCAAAGATGGCGGCCGTTTTGTTCCAACCAACGTCCAGCCCATAGGAGCGCGGCCAGTGCTTGGGAATCTCGAAGGGCTCAATGGCGATGGCGCCCTCTGGCACCGGGTAGATGAGGCCCGCGCCAAGCTGAGGCAGGCCCTTACTGCGTGCGTCCCGCTGGAAGGGCGGGATGGCGTTCCAGAGTTCCTCCTTCGCCTTTTGGGACAGGTGCGGCACGTCGTCCCACGTCGCGGACACAACAGCTTTACTGCCCTCCTGCTTCTCGGGAGCAGCACCACCGGGCATGAAGGACAGCACCACGCTGGAGAGCCCGCGCAACGGGGTAAACGTCAGCATAACCATTCCGTTGTTCGTCATCGTGCGAAGCAGACACTCTGTGTAGATGGACTCGGGCGGCTCTTCGTCTAGCCAGATGCCGTCTTGCTCCGTGCCCTGGAAGGCTTCGCGGCCTTGATCGTAGCTCTTGAAGCCAACGACAGACGTCCCGCCGGATGCGTGCTTCACCCAGATGGCCTGCACCGCGTCTGGGATGAAGCCTGGCGCTGTGCGAATGATGGCGTCACGGGGAATCAGGCCGGTGCCAAAGTCGCCCGGCTTCCCGAGTAGCTTGCGCTGCAGAATGTCGCGCACCGTCTCGCGCGTGTCGCCGACAGCCCACCAGGCGTTAGGACGTGTGAAGCGTCGGCCTTGCCACCAAGATGGGTAGTGCCCAGTCAAATGACACGCGAGCTCGAAGCCGCCAGCGCCTTCCGTCTTCCCGACTCGGTTCGCTGCGATGAAGAGGCGCTCTCTCAGGTGCGCGCCCAGCCGGAAGAACTCGAGGTGTTTCGGGTACAGCTCGCGGCGCAGGGGGCCTTCGTCTGGGTAGAATCGCTCGAGCCTCCGCCCGGCCTTGCGTCGCTGCTGCTCCTCTCGGATGCTGATTTCCTCGAGCAAGTCTGCGCGGGAAATCACGTCGGCAGCTCCGGGAGGTCGGCGGCCTTCGCCCTGATGGCGCGCAGCCTCGCCTCGAGCTGCTCGTCCGTCATGCCTTGCAGACTGCCCGTTACCTCAAGTTTCTGCCCCAGCGGGCCGCACGCCTCTTCACGGACGCGTGTTGCGGCGGCAAGAACGTTGCGAGCGTGCCTGTCCGAAACCTTCTCTTCCATGACTTCCAGCATGCGCATGAGCGCGCGTCCCGCGATGTGCTTCACCGCTGGATCCGCCTGCTCCGGAATGCGCAGCTTTGCCGCTGCGACGGCCGCCACCTCGCCGTACTCGAGAACGTTGGTGCTGCCCTTGGGGCGGCCGCCAGCTGGCGTGCGTCTGCCACCACGCATATGCGAAGGCTTGGTCATAGACCGCCCTACCCGAGAAAAACCAAACACGGCGCTAAATCAGCCAGTTAGGCACACATATACCAAAGACAACCCGGCAGCGCTCACGGCACCCACCCTGGCGGAGTCGGAGCTTCCTCTCGAGGCACGTGCCGCTCGCGGGCCTTGAGCATCTCGCGGGCAATACGAAACGACTGCTGGGCGATGTCTCCGAAGGACGCTTCCGGATTGCTGAGCATGCCGGAGAGCGCGCAGCCTGCGAACCAGTCCAGCAGCTTCAAGTCTCCCGGATTCACATAGGGAGGGCCGCCAGTCACGGCAGCTTCCCCGCTACTCGCGCGCCCCATGAGAAGAAAAGCCCAAACAGAAAACACCAGACGCCGAACAGCAGCACGTCCACGAGGGTGTTGCCTGACGAATAGGGCCAGAGTGAAACGGTGGTCGCTAGCATGGCTGCCCAGTCCACCCCGCGACTGACTGGTGTGTCAACGTGGGCAGGCTTGGCGTTCCGCCCGGCCCTGGTTGCTGACGAGGGCCTTCTGAGATACATTGTATCTCATGACGACGACCATGGTTCACGTGCGAGTTGAAGAGAAAGTAAAGGCCAGGGCGGACAAGGCGTTCAAGGCGATGGGCCTGAGCGTGTCCGACGCTGTCCGCGTGTTGCTTACGCGCGTGGCTGCCGAGCAAAAACTACCATTCGACGTGTGCGTTCCGCACGTTCCAAACGCGGAGACGGCGAAGGCTCTGCGCCGTGCAAAGAAGGGGATCGGCCTCAAGCCCGCTCAGACGCTGGAGGAGCATCTCGCGACGATGAAGGCGGACGCTAAGTGAGGTCGATCCAGGAGACCACCCAGTATCGGAAGGACAGAAAGAAGCTGCTCAAGGCGGACCCAAGTCTTCTCCCGCTTCTGGAGGAGGTTATCCGCCTCCTGGCCTCGGATGAGCCGCTGCCCCGGGCCAATGCGGACCACCCGCTCAAGGGCATCTGGACGGGCTACCGCGACTGCCACGTGCGCCCGGATGTGGTGTTGATCTACGGGAAGCCAGACGCCAAGACGCTCGTCTTGGTGCGGCTGGGCTCCCACTCCGAGCTATTCTGATGGGATGCGCCAGGAAGCGCGACGAGCGGCAGGAGCGGGGTTAGGCAATGACACAGCACGACTGGTGGGAATCGTCCGGCACCACGCTGACTTGCCGCCGCTGTGGTTGTGTCCAGATTCTAGGGTACAGCGCGGCGCTGCCAGAAGAGCCCTCCCTGTTCTCCATGTGGATGGATGGCAAGTGGACCGATGCGTACGAGGATGGGACGCGCATCGATCCACCTTGCCACCCGGAGCGGGGTTAGCCCGCTCTACTTCTCCGCCAGTTTCGTCACATCAAGCCAGGAGGACATGCCTTCATAGATGTTTGAGTTCATGTCCTTGTACCTACGGATTTCCCCGCACACATCCAAGACAACGTTGCGGTTGTCACTGTAGCTCACGACCTTGATGTTCTCCGCGGGGCACCCATGGTCGTCACTTGCCTGTTTGGTGACAAGCGTCTGTGGCGTGATGCATCCAGACAACGCCAAGAGGCAAACGAGTAGCTTTTTCATATTCAAATCCAATCCACTTGGAAGACGTAGGTTTTCCAGATTCTGTCCACGTATACGCGGAGCACCGTTGGCCCCACGTAGCCGAATGAGGGCTGGGCCACGGTGACGGTATTTCTCGTATTGTGCTCCGTCGAATTCTTGCGGCTCGCCTTGGATGTAAACGTCATCTTGTCCTCCACCCTGAGGAAGGCGCTCGGGCCGCCAGGGGCACCGACGCTGGCCCCAAACTGCACGCGTATGCTGTAGGCCAGCGAGGCGGAGTTGCTCGCCGTAGCAGCATCCTTGCGCGCTACCTCGTAGCTTTGCGCGGATGCTGTGGCAGTGGGAGATGTCATCGGCTTGTAGGGGAAGCTGCCCAGCAGCACGAAGCGCGCGGGGTCCATCGTCTTCCTAAGCTCGTTGCTGACCGGTGCCGGCGGCAGACTCGTCACGGTTCCATAGAATCGAGCCATCGCACCAGGGCCGGGCGGAGCGAGCGGATCCGCCTTCAGTAGCTCGTCCAGGTCATCAAACTGGAAGCCCCATTGGGTGAGCGCCTGCACCACGCCCGGGGGCATCGGGTAGGTGCCATTCAGCTCGCCGACATACAGAAAGAACGGGATGCCCTCACCGGC